TGCGGTGCGGCGTTCGTCGTAAGTGGTCGTCAGGAGGAGAGACAGATCCTCCTGCGAAGCATCCGCCGGATAAAGATCGAGTTCGGTGGCCGAGCCATCGAAATCGTGCTCGGTTTCGACGTCCTCATAATCCGCGATCGGAGTGTTGCCGATCTTGATCTGCGAAACTGAGACCGGCCCGTAGCCCCAGATCACGACGAAGCGCAGATATTGGTTATTGGCTGCGACCTCGGTGTAAGGCGTCGCGCCATAAGGCGGGACCATTTTATGCGTGCCAAGCACGACCGGGACCGGCGCGAACGGCGCAATATTATTGCGCGCTGCGGAGATCGCATAGGTCGGGCTCTCGGCGCGGTTTTGGCTTTGGCGCGGCCCGAATAGAGCTGATGCGGCGTAGGTGATCGCGATCGAGATCGCGGCCCCAGCGACCGCCAAAGCGAAGGCCGACGCGCCGGCTCCCAAGACCGCTCCCGCAATTGTCGGAGCTGCGGCGGACGCGAGGATCGAGATGATCGTGACAGGGTCTTGCGGAACGAGCCGCAAGAAAACCGACGAGCCCGACTTCGGCCGGATCTTCGACCAGAGCTGCGGCTCGATATAATCCCCGCCAAGAAAGGCGCTGATATGATCCCGATCGAGCTCGTTCGGGACAAGCGCCTCGATCAGCTCCGCGAGCGTGCCGGAAGGCGAGACGCGCACGACGAGCCGGTCGCCCTGCGCGAGCGGGTTCAGGACCAGCGTCACCTCGATATATTCGGTGAGCGCGCTCTCTCTGTATGGGGTGAGATCATTCAAGGCGATAAGCTCCGATCACGCGCTGCAAGAAACGGTTGTCCCCCTTATAGCGCGAAATACACGAGCCGACGACTGCTTCTGCATGAAGAACGAAACCCGGCTCGGTGACGATCCCGCAATGGGTCGGACGCCGCTTGCCCCGGTGAACCCCCCACATATGCAGCACGTCCCCGGAGCGCGCCTGCTCGAGCGGGATCTCGCGTCCCGTCGAGGCGAAGTCCGCGACGGTCTCTGCGCCGCCCTCGATCTGCTCCTCGAGCTCATTGAAGCGCGGGAGACGGATACCGAAGACCTCGCTGTAGACCATGCAAACGAGCCCCCAGCACGACACGCCGTCGCGCGTCGAGCCGTTCCATTCGAACGGGAGACCGACATAGTCGTTCCACCAGTTAGAAGATGCCGGGGAAAGTAGCGGGCGAGAAGGTTGCACTTGGGAAGGGCTCCGTCAGAAAGTTGTCGATCGTCAGATCGATGTCCATCACATCCGCGTTATAGGCGACCGAGGCCATCACCAGCCCGGAGATAGACTGCAAGATGGTGTCCGGGTCGGCTGCGTCGATTACCTTGATCGCGACTGTCGCGCGCTCGCGCTGCCCGGCGACCGTTCGCAGCACATTGAGCTCGCTCGTGACGTGCGAGATGCGAAGGCGCGCCCTGATCTGTAGATCCGGATCGTCTGGTGGGATCGTGATCGAGAAGGGATATGCGGTGTAGGTGTCCCCGTCGGAGGTGACGTTCTCGGTGTTGTTCACGAAGCGGAACGTCCCGATATCGCTGTGATAGACGTCGAGGAGCACGAGAAACGCGCGGCTCGTCGTCTGCGAATTGACCGCTGTTATGACCGTTGTCGGGAGCGTGCGCGGCATTAGGGGAGCACCTCGAGCGCGAGGTCGATCCGCCATTGCGCCGTCCCTGCGGTGCCCCCGCCTGCGACGGCGGAGAGCGTCGGCGGCTGCACGAAGCGGACAGAGACGGTCGAGAAGTCGGCCGGATCGATGAAGTCGAACTCGTCCGTCCCTTCGGAGATCGTCGTCTTGTAGAAGGTCTCGAACGTCGCGCGCTCGGTGCCGGTGAACAGCATCGTCCCGGAGAGGAAGCGCGCCGTCGCGGTGAACCGCTTGCGCTGCTTATAAGGCCCGGTGTCGGTCTGCGAGCGGATGAAGCCCTGTTGCCGCGTGTCCTGCACGCCGACCTCGAAGTATTGCGGAAGCGTTCCCGGCCAGATCGCCATCTTTTAACCCCTCTGCTGCAAGCGGTTTGAGAGCCCGAAAGTCGTCCGGATCGCGCGATAGGTCGGCCCGCCGGACGTGATGTCTTGCGCGATCGCGCGCCCGATCTCGATGACGATGTTCCCGGCGCTGTCGCTTGAGGCGCTGGCCTCTTGCCCGCTGTAATTGTTGATCGTGACGCTCGGCGCGCCGCCACCGCTTGCGATGACGCCCAGCTTGCCGTCTGCGCCGCGCGAGAGCGGCATGATCGCCTCCGGCCCGGCCTCGCCCATAAGCCCGATCCCGTTGGCGAACGGGAAGACCGTCGGCCCGCCGACGACGCCGCCCTTGGCGAAGGCGGTGACGCCTCCGGCGTCGAAGACGTTGCCGTTGGCCGAGAAGATCCCCTTGATGCCCGCGGAGATCGGCCCCGCGAAGTGCTGGGCGAACAAATCCTGCGCGACCTTGGCAAGGACGTTCGAGGCGAACGAGAGGAGCGCGTCTCCGAGATCGGCGGTCCCCTTGAGAACGGATGCGAAGGCGTTGTTCAGCTCGTTCTCGATGGTATCTGCGACGCCGATCATCAGCTTCGTGAACGGGTCGAACTTAGCGTTCAGATCCTCGAGCGCGCGGCTGTAGACTTCGCCGTTGATCGCGCCGACCGCGAACAGCGCCTCGACCTTCTCGAGCTCTGCGGCGTAGCGTTCCGCCTCGGTGCGGGTGCTCTCGTAGAGGCGCGCCGCTGCTTGTAGCTCACTAGATGCTCCTCCTGCCCCGCCAGTTGCGCCTCGGGTCGAAGATGAGGGAGCAAATGGGGACGTCTTGCCGGCTTCAATGCGAAGGCGCTCTGCTTCTGCGGCCAAGGGGTTGAAGCGGGGGTCTCTTGGGTCAAGCACGACCCCAGCTGGGCGCTCATAACCGCCCGCCATTAAACGCCCAGCGAGTTCTACACTGATCCCGAGTTGCCGCGCCATTTCTGCCGCGCTTGATGCGGCTGCATTTATCCCGCTTGCGATGTCCAAATCTTCGAGATCTTTTCCTGCCGCCGCTGCTTCGCGGAGCTTGAGCGCGGTCTGGATCGCCGATGCGACGAGATCTTCGTTCGCTCCGGTGGCGCGAGATAGAACGTCGGCGATTTTGGCGACCGCTGTCGCCTGATCCTCGAGTGTCGTCGCTGTTTCAGCCTCGCGGATCCCGGCTTGCAGAGCGAGAAAAGCGTTCTTCGTAAGCCCGAGTTCCTCGGCGACATCCGCAGCCGCGCCGGTGCCGGTGATCTTAAAGATGTTCACCGCAGAGCTTGCGACCCGGTATTCGTCCGCGATCGCTTTGACGGCGTCGGCCGCTTGGTTCTGCGCGACCAACATCTGCTGGTCTCGCATATGCCCGAGGAGCTTCACCAGCTCCGCGTCGACCTCGCCATATTTATCGGCCAGCCCCTCGAGGCTCGCCATCTCCTGCGATAGGTCTCGCATCGAGCCAATCGTGTCGGAGAGGTCGTCGAGCGTCTCTTGCAGCGTCTTCGCGTCCGCCGTCGTGCTCATAAGCATTGGCAAGAACGACAAGAACGCACCAGCCGCGACGCCGACGACGGCCCCGAGCGGACCAAAGCCCCCGACGAGCTGCGGAAGCTGCTGTCCGAGCGTGCGCGTCACCGGGACGCCCATCGATAGCTGGACGATGATGTCTTGAAGCTGGAAGCTCGCGTTCTGGATCGCCGACGAGTTGCGGCTAAACGCCTGCCCCAGCCCCTGCACCGCCCCTGTCATGGGGCGCGCGGTGCTTGCGACCTGCGTCTGGGCGCTCGCCGTAGCGCGGAGCTGGTCCTCGAGCGTGTCGGCCGCGCGCGCTGCGCCCTTGGTGGCGTTGGTGAACTGCCCGAGCTGTTGCGCCGACTGCGCCGCGCCTTTGGTTTGGACCTCGACGCCGAGGGAGATCACGTCCATTTCTTAGCCCTCTCTTGGTGCCATAGAGCATCGAGTTCGGAGATCGCATCGACCTCGAGCGGCGTGAAGACCCGCCCCGTGAGCGAACTATACGCCAAGACCTCGGAAAAGGCTATTGGCGCGTCCGCCTGTCGAGCGCGGTGCAAGCGCAGGAAAACGCCCCAGAACTCGGACATCGCCTCCGGCAAGGGCGGGACGTCGAGCTCGGGTGGCCGGATCCCCGTCGCCTTCGCGGCCTGCTCGTAATGCTCGCGCAGCGTGATCCCGTCCTTGTCCTTTTGCGCGAGCAGAAAAACCGCCCCGGCGTGCGCGATCAGCTCCCCGAGGCTGCGCCGAAAAAATTAGCGCGGTCCGACGCCGCCGCGAAGACGTCATCGCGCAGCCACGACGGGAGCTTCCCGAAGATCTCGGGCGCGTCCTCGGTCTTCGGTGTCGCGCCTCCGACTTCGATATGCCAGCGCGCCGTGATCCGGCCGAGGAACGCGATCAGCTTCTCGGTCGGATCGGCGATGTCGAGCCGAGCGACCTCGGCCAGAGCGTTGCGATATTGCCGGGTGTCGGATCCATAGAGCTCGATCCACTGAGGAGACCCGTCCGCGTGCGGGACGGGTTCCTTGGTGATCGGGTGCAGGATCTGATAGGTGTAGGTGTCGCGGAAGGTGAGGTCGTAGAGGTCCATGCAATGCCCTATTAGGAGGTCGTGCGGGTGATCCGGAGCTGCGTCCCGGTCGAGCTGTCGCGCAAGGCGACGAACGGGATCGTGATAAGCCGGGATTGCGGGTTTGCCACCGGAACGGCCGCGCCGTTGATCTTGATCCGAGGCATGAGGAGCGTGTAGTTCAGACCGGCGACGCGGTCGTCGAGCACGATCTCGAGAGAGCTTTCGGTCTCTCCGAGGAACTTATCGATCAACGCCTTGTCCTGATAGTAGACGGTCATCGTTCCCTCGAGCGTCGACATCCCGAACTCCATCTGGGGGGTGGTCGTCGAGCCCAGCACGAAAGACGGGTTGAGGTTGTTGTTGAGCGTGAAATCGATCGAGTTCACATAAGCGATCGCGCTGCCGCCTTCTTCGATCGTCCCCGAATAGCTGTCGAAAGGCTCGTTGCCCGAGGCTGCGGTCAAGCTCGCGTCAAGCGGGCTCGTGCTCTGGGTCATGTTCTTGCCGATGATCCCGAAGGTCGCGGTCGTCATCTGGTTCGGTGCGATCGACATCTGCATCGTGTTGACCATGCAGCCACTGAACGCGCGATACTGCGTGATGTCGAGCGCGCCGTCTTCGGCGGTGAACGACTTGACGGTCGTGCCGGTGTTGAGGACGTTGGTCGAAAACGCGCCGAAAAGCGCAGCCTCGAGAAGGAAATCATAGTCCGCCGGGCGCATCTCGACGACGATGTCGCCCGAGACGGTGCGCTGCCCGTGCCGGTCGATCCGAGGCATACGGTCGGGGGTGATCTCCGCCGACTGAACGCGCGTCTTGGTTAGATCAAGCGAGTGGGTATTGAACGGAAGCGCGACCATTGCCGGGGTGCCCGGTGTCGTGCCGTAAGTGCTCTCGACCACATAGGCGAGCTGCGTTCTGGAACCCTGTGCAAAAGCCATTTCTGAGCCCTCCTATTATGAGCTGGTGTAGGTATACCACGAGATCGAGACGGTGACGATATACCACGGCGTATCGAGCACCGCGACCCCGCGTTCGGCATAGTTGAAGCGGACGGTCACGCCGCCCGAGGTTAGACCGGTGTCGACCGTGAACGCCGCGCGGATCGCGTCGGCCAGAGCATCCGCTGCCGCCGGTCCTGCGCCCTCGGGGAGGTGCGCGGTCACGAGGAAGCTCCCGTCATGCCGGATCTGCGGGCTCGGCCCGCGCACGGCCGGGCGGCTCGTCACCGGGACGAGCGCCATGCGGACCCAAGCGGTGTTGGTCGTCGGCGTGAAGCGGACGTTCTCCCAAGCGCGGTTGCTCGAGGATGGGATCCCCGAGACGTTGGCGATCTGCTGTTCGAGCGCCGCGCGGATGTCCTGCATAACGGTCATGGGATCCCCGTCGCCTTGATGTTGCGGATCTCGGTCACGACGTCGGCGGCGATCGCCGAGGACCGCGCCAGCACCTTGCGGAGGAACTGCGTCTTCGCCTCGACGAAGATCGCATAGTTCGCGCCGTTGAGGAGGTAGATCGAGCCGTCGAGGTTCGCGAGAGATCCGGCTTGCCCAGAGAGGCGCGCGAGCGTCGCGCCGGGCGCGCCTGCTGTCGCCTCGCCGGGAGAAGCGCCGGGAGACCCGGTAAGCGTCGGGGAGAGAAACCACGACGCTCTGAGCCTCCCGGTCTTCACCGGCGTGCCCCGCACGACCTCAAGCGAGAGCCGGTTTGCAAATTCATTGCGCGCCTGCGCGACCGTGACGCCTGCTTGCTCGGCCAGCTTGTCGAGGTCGACCGTGATCTGCCGGAGGATCTGCCCGTTCGCCATCATTCCCTCGCTTGGCAGATATAGGCGAGGATCGTCGCGCCGCTCTTGATCGTCTGGACCGAGACGACCCGCACCGCGTCGCCCTCGCCGCGCAGCTCGTCGTCGATCTGCGGCGTCTTCGAGAGCGCGGTGCCGTTATAGGTCGCTGCGATCACCGCCTTGCGGTCTCCGCGCTGCACGAGCGTCCCGTCGATGTCGCGGGAGGTATAATTGAGAAAGACGACGCGCGCCGTCTCGTCGGCGTTGGATCCGCCCGAGACCGCGCCGGTCGCCGGGTTGTAGGATCCGCCGTTGCCCGGACGCCGGAAAGTCAGATTGTAGCCGTGCTCCCGGAGGAGCGCGACGACATCCCGTTGCATCTCCGCTCCGGTCGGCATTGCGATCAGTCCTCGTCAAGCATGGGGTCGAAGCGCGGCGGGTTCGAGAATTGGTCGACCCGGAAGGCCGACGGGACGCGATCGATGTCGTCTTCGACGCCTTGCATTTCCGAGATCGACATCCCGCCCGCGACCGGAACGCCGAGCCCGACGGATCCGAACCGCTTCCCCTCTTTGACGAGGCGAGCAGCGAGCTCCGAGTATTGCGCGGCGCGCTGGGAATAGGAGGAGGAGACGCTCTCGATGCTGGTGTCGACCAGCCGGGAATACTTCCCAGCCAGAGCCCGGCATATGAGCGCGCCGCCGTTGTAGATGTCGTCCGACGTCTGGGAGAGCGCGAAGGCGATCTCCTCGTCGCTTACTTGCTGATCGGTGGTGTCGGTGTCACCTACGAGGAGGCGCACGGCGTCGCGCCGCGTCGCCGAGGTCGTTGTGCCGGGCGCTCCCCCGTAGGTCCACGTCATTCTGCCACCTTTTTCGCTCGAGCCTTCTTGGCCGGTGCGGGATCAGGAACGTCCTCGGCGAGCTTTTCGCCGAGGCCTTTGTCTGTGAGGTCGATTTCAGGGTTTCCGGGCGCGTAATGGCGAACCTTACCCGCCCGGAATAGGAGCTCGACCTTCTCTGCGGCAATCCCGAGGGCTTGCCAATCGAACGCCGCGCCTCTGTTGAACCGCCGTCCGTGAGCCACGAACGAGCGGAACGCAAAGAGCGGGTCCGACTTCTGGAAAGATCTCTGCTCGACTTTCATCATGCGACGATCGCGTCCCAGAAGAAGCCCAGAGCCGAGGAGACGAGCTTGTGGTCGTAGTGCGCGCGAGCGCGGACGACGTCAGTGTCTTCCTCATCGCGACGCTTGGTGTCGACGACGAAGCCATACTCGTTCGTGCCGCCGAGGTAACCGGCCCACGAGAAGGTATAGCCTGCGGCCGGGGTCATGATGCCCGGGCTCGGCGGACGGTAGGTCAGGAGGCACTTCTTGCCCAGAATGAACGAGTGAGCGGCGGTGTCGCCCTCTGCTGCGGTGTTCTGGATTGCTTCGCCGACCATGACCTCGTCGACCTCGAAGATCTGCGCGAGCAGGTTCAAGGAGGCGATCGAGGGCTGCGAGGTGGTCGCGCCGCCGTTGATGCGGCCCTGCACGTCCGGGTGATCGATCAGCGCCGAGTAAACTTGACGGCCCATGACCATCACGTTCGGCTTGATGCCGGTCGAGCCGAGGATCGTGTCGATCCCGGTGCGAACGTTACCGATCGGGTCGCCCGAGGTAGTGTCAGACCACTTGATGACCTGCCCGGACGACGGAGAGGAAGCGACGCCGGTGATGTCGGTGCCCCAGAGGCCGGTCGTGAAGAACGACGACGAGAAGTCGACTTCCTTGTTAATCAGCATCTGGTGCGTCGCCAGCTCGGCGGCTGCGCGCGAAGGATCTGCGGCCGGATCTGCGTTGGCGCGGACCTGATCGGGGATCGGGATCGCGACGCCGTATTCTTCGCAGAAGTAGCTGTCGTTCGAGAGGGCATAGCCCACCTCGGCGACGCGAGCACCGGCTGCGCGCTTCTTAGCGCCGTTGCGGTTGAAATAGGAGCGGTCGAACGTGAAGTATTTGTCCGACTGCTTCTGCACCGGGACGTTCTGGAAAACGCGCGAGGCGATGAAGCCTTGCGGGTTTTGCAGCATCGCCACGGAGATGTTGGTAAGGGCTGCGTCAATATGGAACGAGCCGACGGTGGGTTGCGTCATGATCTAAATCCCCTGCCTTATGCTGGAACTGCGCCGCGCGGCTGGAACAGGATCTCGATGATCCGCCCGTCCGCACCGGTTTCAAGAGCCGTGCCGAGGATGATGTCCCCGGCGGTGGTGGCGTTTACGGCCTTACCCGCGCTGTCCGAGGCCACGGGACCGCCACGGGTGACGACGCCACCGCAAACGACCTTGACCTTGCCAGCGATCGCCACGAGCGCAGCGCGCCCGGCGGCGGCGGGAGCGTCTTGCAGGACGCCGTCCGCATCGAGCCCGTCACCGGTGGGGTCGATCTGACCATCCGACGCGACGGATACGAAATAGAACTGCTTCGTCGAGAGGTCCGCACCGGCCTCCAGAGTGACGCAGAGCATGTTGTCTTGAGTTGCCATCTGTGGGCCTCCTTACTGCACGTTGCGCTTGGCAAAGAGCTCCGCGCCGCGTCCGGTCTTGGTCACCTCGGCGAACGCCTTGGCGAACGTGACCTTCTTTTCGGCGGCGTAGTCTTCGGCCATCTTGTTGAGCTCGGTCATGGTGTCGGTCTCTTGCGGAGCGACGGTGCCGAACTCGCGGGTCAGCTTCGAGGCGACGGAGTTCGCGCCTTTCAGCATGGCATGAGCAGCCTTGCGAACGGCCTCGTCCGCGATCGCATCGATCGCCTTGAGGACCGCGCCCTTGGTCGCTGCGTCGCCTGCGAGGTGCGGGATCTCGGCGCTTACACGCTTCGTCAGCTCCTCGGCGGCGAGGCGCTTGTTGACCTCGGCCAGCTCGTCGGCCTGCTTGGCGATCACCGAGAGAACGCTCGCAGGGAGCACGCTCTTGAGGACCATCTCGCCGCCGACCTCGATGTAGTCTTCTGGCTTGCGCTTTTCGACGGTCACGGCGTCGTCGGCGATCTGCACGACGAAGCCTTCGCCTTCAAGCGACTTGGCAAGCGCATCGACGGAAGCCGAGAGACGCTTGTTCGCGGCCTCGAGATCCTCGAGGCGCTTCTCTTGATCGGACATCGAGTGTTCTCCTTTGTCCAGATCGCCGGTCGGTCCGGCCCCCTTGTTGCGCCTCATACGCGCAACTTGCTCGCGGGCTTCGTCCTCGGACATCCCCCCCTCGATCAATTCTTTGATTTTCATCTCGTCCGGCGCGCTGTCGCGCTTAAACATGACGACGCGCGCTGCGGGGTTGGCGGGCTCGTCGACGAGCGAGAGCTCGATCAGTTCGAGGTCCGTGACGTTAAACGGCATTTCTTTTCCCCATGCCCCCGATGCTAAAGGCTGCGAGCTCTCCGCTCTTAACCCTATTCCATACATCATCGTCGTGCACTTTCATAGCCACGACCCAGCCTTCGAGTGCAGAATGTATGCCGAGAGCCTCTCCGAGCGCCTTTGTGAGCGGAAATGAGTGGATCACCTCCCCGATCTTGCCCCCTTCGTGCATCGCTTTCGCGGTGCGGACGTCGGTCATGAAATTGTCTGCGGCCTTCGTCATCACCTCGGGCGCGATGATGTCGCCTTGCCGGTCGACCATTGGCTTGCCATCGATCGAGACGACCGAAGCCCAGCCCCAGACGATCCGCGCTTCGTCGTCCATCTTGAGGATCTTGGCTGCGCGCTTCTCGACCCGCGCCTCGAGGATCGCGCCGATCGCGGCCTCGATCACGGTCTCGATCAGATCCTCGGTCGGATCCTCGATCTCGGCCTGCTCCGGGTCGAGGCTCGCAGGCATGACCATCCCGGCCTCGCCGACCATCTCGAGGTAATCCTCGTGGGTCGCGCCCGGCATGTAGAACGCCTGTCCGTCCGGCCCTTCGGTCATATGCGCGACGAGCCCGAGCCCGAGCTGGTGCGCGCGCTGCACGGCCTCGATCGGCGTCGTGAAGACGTCGTCCGAGATCTGCCGCTTTCCGATATGTTCCATCTTCGTCATCTCCGATACTGAGGTTCCGCTTTCCCACATCCGGCACGACCAGTATCGAGCCGAGGTCTTGTCCGTCGCGGTGTCGCACGAGTGCCGCGCGCGGAAATTGGCGCGGGCTTCGGGATCGTCCCGGCGGATCTCCATGTTCGGATCCCCGAACGTGACCCGGCGGACCCGGTCGCCGTCCTTGACGTAGACCCCGAACTTCTTGGTCGCGCCGCGCGGGAGCCGGAAGGGCTTGTCGAGCTCGACGTCTCGGCCCTCATACTGCGCCTTCTCGAGGCTCTTGGTCGACATGGGGTGTTTCTCCGGGAGGAGGTCGGTGTCGTGCTTGCCAGACCGGAACCGGCCGTTCCGGATCGCGCGCAGGAAATTGTTGACCCGCGCCATCGCCCACTGTTCGGGCGAGGTCACGTTCGGACGCACGCTCTGCGGGTTCGTGCGATACGCGCCGACGCCCCGATCGTAGACTTGGCGAAGCATCCCGACCGTGACGCGGCCCTTGTCCCCGTGCTCGGCGTTGTGCTCCTCGACCTTGGCGCGCAGCGTGTCCGCCGAGACCTTCTCGAGATCCTCGTCCGCCTTCTCGATGTAGATCCCGTCCTCGCCCTTCTTGTAGCCCGCGCTCTCGATCGCAGCGTAGGCCGCGCCGAACGCCCGGCCCTCTTGATAGCCGCTGTCCATGCTCTCGTTGAAGACGCGCCGCCAGATCGAGCGCGCCTTGTCCGATGTCAGGACGCGCTTCACCGCGCCCGGAAGATCGTCGTTCGTCGCGTAGGGCATTGTCAGATCCTTCTCATGGTGGACGCGGGAGGACAGAAAAGCGAGGAGGGCTCAAAAACGGCCAGAACCTCCGAGGGGTGACCCTGCGATAGCAGGGCTCCCCTTGGGGTTCCACCCGAAGATCCAGAGTGAGGAGAGGACAGGAGAATACTATAGGGAAACCTGTCCTCTACTCCGACTTTTTTGGCGCGCTCAATCTGCATCTTCGAGCCACCCATACATCCCTCCGGTGATTATCGCGCTCTTGTCCGTCGTGGCGCGCAGAGCGACGATCTCGCCCGCTGGGATCGCGTAGAGCGCGCCGTCGGCGAGGATCACCGAGCTGTCTTGCAGCGCGATCGTCCCCTGCGTGACGAGGAGCCCGGCGTCGGCGAAGCTGTCGATGCCGACGCGCGACGAGACGAAGTCGACGCTCACCCGCGCCGCCGACGTTCCCGAGGTGGATCCGGCGTAGAGCGTATGAACGATCAGCCGCTTGCCCGCCGGGACGCGATAGGCGGAGCTGCGCGTCGTCCGGGATCCGGCGGAGATGAACTTGTATCGCGTGCCCCCGTTCGTCACGGTCAGATCCCCGGCGAACGCCTTCCCGGACCCGTAGGTCAGGAGGTGGATCTCGCCGACCCACCGGATATTCGTCGCGACGGTCAGGACCGGCGTCGTCCCGTTGAGCGTGATGACCTCCTCTTGCGGCATGAGATCCGCGTCGAGGTAGTTCATGCGGATCGAGCGGACGCCGGTGCCGCCCGCCCCGTCCTGCGCGCTGGTCGACACGATCGACATCTGCAAGCCCGCCGCCGGTGCGACGGACGGATCCTTGATCGTCGAGCCCTCGAGGATCAGGACGTCGGTCGCCGCGCCTGCGGTCACCAGATAGCCGTCGATGACGACCGGATAAGCCCCATCGACGCGCCCGCGCGTGATCTCGAGCTGCTGGTCGAACAGGAGCCGCCAGATCCGCTGCGACCAATCTCGCACCGGCTTGAGCGTCTTGGTGTAACCGACTGTTGTCATAGCAGGTAGACCACTTGCGTGTCGTCGGCTGCGACGATCGCCTCGAATATATACATCTCGACCAGCTCCTTGTCGTCTTCGGTGTATTGCTCGAGGAGGCGCTCCGCGACCGCTTCGCGCTCGTGCGGAGGAGCGGCAAATACTTGATCCGAGAGTTCTTGGTAGGTCATCGCGTCACCTTTCTGTCCAGCCTGCGGTAGATCTTGAGCAGCTCGGGGTGGATGCGGAAATGTTGGCTTTCCGGCATCCCCATGTAGATCGCGAACGTCTCCGCGATGTATTCCTTCTCGTTGGTCGCACCATAGACCGAGACGAGCAGATCCCACCCTCCTCGCAACGGCGCGTGCGTTCGCAGGAACTCATTGATGATGTCCCCGATCTCTTGGTTCGTGAGATGGATGACATGCCCATATTCGTGAAATACGGTCGATCTCGTCGTTAGTTTTGGGTCTGTAGAGGTCGCGTCCACGGTCCAGTTGTAGTCTGACCCGGGCTCGTCGCTCATTTGCTTGATGCGCTCGCGGACCTCGTCAGAGACCACCACATGCTTGAACTTTCGGTTTAGATCAGTTCCTTGCAGCGCCTTCTCTCTCTGCTCCTTGTAGCGCGGCGCGTTGCGCTGTGCGATCCGCGCGATGTCCGCAGAGCCTTTGCCGAAACCAGAAGCCGGGATATGAAAAATGCCCTTATTGCCCGTTTGGCTGTCGGTGATCGAGGTGTAAATCGCGGCCAGCGCGCCCTTTGGCCCCCGGATGCGCGAATAAAACCGGGTGATATTCCCGAACGCGGCCAGAGGCTTGAGCCCGAACCTCTCGACCACTTCTTGCATGGCAGGGAGCGCGACGTTCAAGGCGTCGACGCTTGTCCCTTTGAGATCCGCCTTCCCCGATATCCCGCTGGTTTTGACGAACTCCTCGATCTGCTCGAGGTTCTTGAGCGGCTTATAGCTCTCATATGCGAACGCGGGCTCCGGTTCCCCCCGCCGCTCCTCGGTCATCGCCGGGAGCGGGCGAGCAGCGACCGGAGGAAGCGGCGGGGGCGGCGCAGCCACGACCCCCGGGGAGGTAGACGGGAGCAGGCCGCGATCGATGATGCGCGCGAAGACCGCGCAGCGACATTGGATAGTATTTGCGGCGAGCGCGTTGGGGTCGCCGGGATAGAGGATCGGCCCGAGAGGGCTCGTGAAGGTCTCGGCCTGCCCGACGCCGCGCGGGTTCAGGCTCGGGATCTGCAAGTGCGCGTTGCGAACGTGCGCGTCGCCGGTATGGATCCACGTCCGGCGGACCTGCCGAGCGTCGATCTGTCCCTTGTTTATCATGTCCTGAAAGAGCTCCCACTGGGCCCCTTGCACGGCGCGGATGCTCTCGGTCCGGGCGATGACGTTCGCCCGATACTTGACGTATCGGTCCCGATACCGATCGACCAGCGACCGGATCTGCGCCTCGGTCAGCGCCTTATCGGCGCGGATCGCGCGCTCGACCGTGCCGTCGCTGCGCCGGTCGCGCAGCTTGCGATCGAGCGCCTCGGGATCGAGGGCGCGCAGCATCCGCTCATAGTTCGAGACCGCCGCCTCCTGCCTGCGCGTGAGCCCGATCGAGCCCCGGATCTGCCGGGCGATCGCGAACGGGTCGTCTCCGGCCGTGAGCCCGCGCTGCAAGACCTGTCGGATCGTGTCCCGCGTCGTCTGGTCGATCTCCCGGATCCGGGTCGACGTGAGCGTGATCGCGAACTGCTCGAGGCGCGGGTTGAGCCCGACGGCGATCTGGAAGTCCTCCTGCGCGCCGTTTACGACGCCTTGCGTGTCGCTCGTCGCCTTCACGCCTGCGAGGACGGCCTGCTCGACCGCCGCGCCGTAGGGTTGCCATTCGGTCGAGCTGAAATGTCCGGAGAAGGCGTTCTCGAGCGAGACGAAGTCGCGCCGCTCGATCATGCGCGCGATCTGCTCGGCCGGGACGCGGGTCCGGATCTGCTCGATCGCCCGGATGAACGCGCTCGCGATCTTCGGGTCCATGCCCTCCGCAGCCCGCAAGAAGACGGCCACCGCATCCGAGGCGGTCATCTTGCGGAGCACGGCGTTCATGCGGCGACCTCGAGCGAGAGGAACGACGGCGCGCTCGGGAGCTTGTTCTGGAACTCCTTGTAGACCTGCTTGAGCGACGCGTCGCCCGGGAACAGATCAAAGAACTGCCGCACGCCGTCGAGCGTGACCCGGACGTATTCGTCCCCGACGCGCTGGATCGACCGCACGGCCGAGGCGCGGATCCACCGCTGCGGGCTCATCTCGACGAAGTCGCGCTCGAAGGCGTCGCTCTCGATGAACTCGACGCCGTTCAGGACCGGGAACTGCAAGCCCGGCGCGTGCACGATCATCGTCTCGCCCGACATCGAGGTCTCGATCGCTTGGACGTTGAAGTCCGCGACCTCGATCCAGATCCCTTTGGGATAGACTTGAAACTTCATTCGGCGACCCCCTCGTCGATCGGTTGAACCTGCGCGCCCAGAAGATCCGGGTCGACGCTCTTTTCTGGGAACCCGGCGGCGCGCCGGAGCGTGTTCTCGGTGTCGTCGTCCGGGAAGATCGGCATCCCAGCGCCTGCGATGTCGCGGACGAACGCGCCCAGCTCGGCCAGATCCACCGGCGCGATCTCCCCGAAGGCGATCATAGGCATGAGCTCCGGGTCGAAGCCGTTGATCTCCCAGAGCCGAGGCATGAGCTGCCGGTTGAGGACCGACGAGATCGCCTCGGTGAAGCCCCCGGCTGCGGTCAAGAATAGGTCGGTCTTGCTGCGCGAGAGCGCGAACGAGCCCTTATCGCCGCTGCCGAGCATCAGAAAGTCGGCCAGCACCGAGCGCGCGATGTTCTGCTGGTGCCGCAGGATCACCTCGCCCGTCGGGATCGCGCGCGTCCCCTTGGCGGTCACGAGGTCGAACTCGACCATTGGGATCGAGGTCTTGGTGCCGTCGTCGTTCTCGTAGACATCCGAGGGGATCAGGATGAAGCCCTGATCGTTGAACTTGACGTCGCGCAGGATCTTCTTGAAGGCGTTCGTGAAGCCCTGCTGTGCCGCGCTCGCGCTCTCCCCGAGGTATTCCGAGGGGATCTTGCCGACCGGGATCCCGTTCATCTCGCGCTCGACCGCGATCGCCTCGACCATCTGGATATGCGAGGCGTAATGGTAGGAGGTGAAGGCGTTGCGGAGGATCGAGCGGCCGCTCGGGTCGTTGTTCACGGTCGAGGTGCGGAAGTGCAGCATCTTCGAGGCCGGGATGTCGACCGACCCGAGCTTGAGCGAGAGCGCGCTCTGCCGCACGCCGGTGATCGTCCCGTTCTCGTCGGTCAGGAACCGGTCGATCGTCCACTGGGCACGCGGCGCGAGCTTGCGGATCCCGTAGCGGCCATCGTCGAACTGCGAATAGCGCGCCGGGTCGTCGGTGTTGCGCCCGGATCTGGTCTTGTAGACCACCTCGAAGACCGAGAAGCCGAACGGGAGGAACGTCAGCACCTCGGCGAGGAAGTCGTCGACCGTGCCTTCCATGTCGTTGAAGCACTGCTCGACGAAGACCTTCGCCTCCTCGGCCTCCGGGCTGTCGTTGGCTGCATCGATCCTAAACTCCGCAGCGCGCAGGAGCATCTCGAAGGCCATGAGGATCGCGCCGATGATCGGATCGTTGTCCTTCATCTCCCGGAACGTCCGCGTCGCGTTGATCCCGCGCAGCTTCGGGAGGAACTCGTCCGGCCGAAGCTGATCGTCCCGCCCGTAATTTCCCGCCGCGCCGAGCTCTCGGGTCGCCGTCGCCTTCATTGGTGCCTTTGCCATCAGAGCGGCCTCGCTTTATTGCCCACATGATCCCCGATCACAAAAAGACCGGTCTTTCTCTGCCGCTTCGGAGCGACGGCGTTGAAGCCCGAGCTCGCAGCGTCTGCTTGATCCTTATACACGCCTCTCGGGAAATGTCGAAGCTCCTCGATGAAATCTCTGTTCCAAGGACCGGTCACGATGTCGACGTTCCCCGCCTCGATCTGCGCCGCGAGCGGCTCGGCCCGGGTCTCCTTGGATCCGCTCTGCGGCTCGATCCGCACGCGATAGCCTGCAAGCCGGACGGTGAAGTCCCGCGCCTGCGCCTTGCCCGCCTGTCCCGGATCCTGCGGGAGCGAGATCGGGACGTCGTCGCCATCGAACTCGGCCGCATCTGCGACCAGCTTCCGCACGCCGTCCGGCCCGAGCCGGGCGCGCTTCACGTCGGCGATGATGACCCGGCGCGCCTCGACGCGCCATCCGACCAGCACGCCCGCCGTGTAAGCGCCCGCGCCGTCCGTTGCGGCCAAGTCCCACGCTCTGCACCAGACGATCTCCTCGTCCGGCACGGCGTCGATCGTCTGGATCTTGTCGACCTTGAACAGCCCGCCCTCGCGCGGCGTCGGCCGCTGCTCGAGCTGGGCCGAGGAGGCGTAAGGCCCGAGCGTCTGGACCAGATCCGCCACCGCCTGCGCGGAGAAGCGTTGCGGCCACATCAGCTCGCGCTCCTGCGTGCGAGGATCCGACCAGCCGATCGAGGTCGTGCGCGCCCTCGCGCTGTCGTAGTGCATAGGGATCAGGAGGTGATCGTAGCCCTGCTCGATCGCCGCCGCTGCGACGTCCTCGTGATGCACGCGCTGCATGATGCAAACGAAGGCGCTGCGATCGAGATCGTTGACCCGGCTGGGGACGACCTCGCGGAACCATTGCAGCGTCTCGCTTCGGATCGCCTCGCTCTCGGCCTCGAGCACGTTGTGCGGGTCATCGATCACGAAGACGTCACCGCGTTCGCCGGTGGCTCGGCCTCGGACCGAGGTCGCCATCATCGAGCCCGTCTCGGTGTTCGCGAAATTGACCTTCTGGGCTTGGTCGTCCGAGAGCCGCACGCGCGGAAAGAGCCGCTGGTAGAGCGGGCTCTCGACGATCATCTTGGCGCGCCGGTTGTCACGCGCTGCCAGCGCCTCGGCGTAGGACGCGCCGATATACCGGAGCGACGGGTTCGAGATCCAGCTCCACGTCGGCCAGAAGGCGCGCGTGAGGAGCGACTTCATGGATCCCGGCGGGACCGTTATCAGGAGCTTGCGGATCTCGCCCCGCGTGACGGCCTCGAGGTGCTCTGCGATCGCCTCGATCGGCCATCCGGTGACGAGCGATCGACCGGGCTCGAGCACCGGCCAGAAGGTCCGGGCGAAGTAGAGCACCGATCGGCGGCATAGCTCGGCCTCAATTAAGTCTCGATCGGCCGTCGTGATCTTCGGGAGCTGCATCTGAGATCGCCTTTGACAGTTCGAGGAGGGCTTCGGTCGAGACCTTCGAGAGGTCGACGCTCTGGATCG